CTCTCCCTTTTCTATATCCCATAAGGGTTTGGGCGAACTGGCGCGGACTGACCACGGTTTACCCCGATTAGAAACGGTTACGCACAGTGACGACGAGACGCGGGCTAATCGCATTTTTAAGTTTGCAAGTGATGTGCTTGACGTAGAACTTATGCCGTGGCAAGTGCGGGCTTTGCACGGGCAAACGGCTGTGGCCGGAGATGGATCTAGGCCGCGTATTAGTTTGGTTTCGGTTGCCCGCCAAAATGGTAAAACCGTTTGTATTGCTAGCCTTATTGGCGACTGGCTAACTAATGAGGCTGCGGAACGTGGTACGCCACAAACGGTTATAAGTGTGGCCCACAGATTGGATTTGGCTACCGCGTTGTTTAACTATTTGGCACCGTTACTCGAAAGCAAATTTGGGGCCGACGTTTCGTGGTCATATGGCCGGCAGAAACTTACGATGCCTAATGGCAGTGTGTGGCATGTGCGGTCGGCTACGCCTGCTGCCGGTCACGGGTATAGCGTTGATTTGCTTGTTGTTGATGAGTGTTGGGCGGTAAGTGAGGAGGCAATAGATATGGGCTTGTTGCCTACTCAACGTGCAAGGCAAAGCCCGTTGTGCAGCATGTGGAGTACTGCCGGCACGCAAGATAGTAAAGCCATGCTTAGATGGCGTGAGCAGGGTTTACGAACGATTGACGATGGCAAGGCTGGGGCGTTGTATTTTGCGGAATGGTCACCCGATGCAAGCAAAATGGATTTAATGACCCGTGAGGCGTGGGCTTACGCTAACCCCGCTTTGGGGTACACGCTTGATATGGCAGTTATTGAGGCCGAAGCCGAAGCACCAAATAGAAACGCATTTTTGCGTAGTAGCGTTAACACGTGGGTAGCAACCGCGGCCGGCTGGTTAGAACCAGGGCAATTTGCGGCATGCAAAGTGAACACGCAAGCCCCAGCGGGCGGCGTGCTTGCCATCGAGGTAAGTGAGGACACAGCAAACTTTTATGGTGTCCGCGCTGTTATTGCCGGCAACCGTACGCAAGTAATTACCGCGTTTGTGGCCGACACAATGGCCGAAATGTGGGCGAAAGTGGAAGAAGAAATAGCAAAAGCGCCAACCATGAAACTGGCTATTGTTCCGTCGTTAGAAGTGCACTGTCCGCCGACTCTGTTACGCCGGTCTACTATTGTAGGTTATAGAGAACTAAACCGTTGGACTGCCGCCGTTCGGGCGATGATTATAGAAAAACGTTTAGCCCACACAGGCGAACATTTGCTATCCGAACACGTCGAGCGTGCTGTTTTAGTCAAACATAACGGCAACGTCGTTATCAGTTCGCAACGTTCGCCAGGACCTATATGTCTTGCCCGGGCGTTAGTGTTCGCGGTAGCAATAGCCGGCAAACCTGCTGCCATGGGCAAACCGATAATAGTTAGCGCCGCGGGCTAACATCATTTTGGCGTCGGCTGGAAGTACCTAACCTTTTCGTCGGGAACTGACTAGGCCCAGCCGATGCCACCAAACTTTGTGCAGATATGGCAAACTACACACATGGCATTATTTAACCGCGCTACCGCTACCGCCGCACAACCAGTTGTGAAAGCCGCTGCCGGCAGTAATGCGGGCATGTCACAAATAGACAACTTCTACGCGTACACACAAGGCAACACACGCCAACGTGCTATGAGTGTGCCGGCCATTACTAGGGCCCGTGATTTGTTGGCCAGTATTTGTGCTTGCACGCCATTAAAAATGTATAACGAAATTTGGAATCCTGTAGACCAAGAATTAGAGCAAATAGATATTGCGCCGCGTAGTTGGTTACGAAAAATTGACCCTGCATTACCAAACAGCACGGTGCTTGCATGGTTGTTTGACGACCTATTTTTTACGCAACGCGCATTTTTGGCGATTACTAGCAGAAGCGCTGACGGTTTTCCGATGTCATTCCAACGTATGCCATCGGCAATGGTGCAAACCCAAGACCAAACCGGGCCAGTATTTTTTGCGCCATCTAAACAAATAACGTTTAACGGCCTACAAGTAGATCATAGAGACGTTGTACAATTCATTAGCCCTATACAAGGCCTTTTATATACCAGCCCCAACGCCGTTTTAACGTCACTAAAATTAGAAGGTGCACGGCTTAGGTCAGCAAGCAATTCGCTACCCAACGGGGTTTTGCGCCAAATTGGAGGCGAACCGTTAAGCGCCGAAGAACTACAAGGACTATCTCAAGCCTTTGAGCAAAGCCGCATGACTAACACCGTTGCCGCATTAAACGAATTTGTTACCTACACCGAAACAACAACAGACCCAAGTAAACAAATGCTTGTAGAAGCCAGCGAATACCAAGCGCTCGAAATCGCCCGTTTGGGAAATTGTCCACCATATTTACTTGGCGTTGCCACTGGGTCATACAGTTATCAGAACAGCACACAAGCCCGCCAAGATTTATATTTATTTGGCGCCAAACTATTTATGGACTGCATTGCCGGCACCTTTAGCCAAGATAACGTTTTACCGCGCGGCACCTACGTAAAATACAACATAGACGACTACCTAAGCGAAAACTATTTAACAAGCGACAACACACAACTAGACGTAAACGAAACTGGAGTAATGCCCAATGCTTAAATTAACCCAACAAGAACTAACACTCGATGCAGCAGGCCCCGACGGTTTACCACGCCGCACACTTGCCGGATTAGCCTTGCCATACAACGTAACGGCCACCGTAAACGACGGTACTAAAGTACTGTTTATGCCAGGCAGCCTTGACGCCGCCGGCAAAATGCCCAAACTTTATTTAGGGCATAACAGCAGCCAGGCAGTTGGTTTGGTTACGTCTATGGTTGACACCGAAGCCGGCATGCTGTATGAGGCCCGCATTAGCGAAACCACGTTAGGTAATGAGGCGCTTATCCTTGCAGCCGATGGCGTTTTAGACGCTGTTTCGGTTGGCGTAAACCCCACAAAATTCAGTTATGACGAGGCCGGCACAATGATTATTGAGGCCGCTATTTGGCAGGAATTGTCATTAGTTCCGTTTGGCGCTTTTGCCGGCGCGTCAGTAGACCGGGTGGCTGCAAGTATCCACCAACCAGCCGACGAAGTAGAGTTAAATGAAATACAAGAACCTCAAAAGGAGATTAACGAAATGTCACAAGTCACCGAAAGCCCTGCCGTTATCGAGGCCGCAGCGCCAGCGATGCCACTCTACGCACAGGCACGCACGTTTAAGTTGCCAACAGCCGCCGAATATATTGCCGCAACCGTGCAAGGTGGCGGCGTGCTTGCAGAAATGAACGCACGAATTCAGGCCGCAGCGCCAAACATTACTACCACCGATACGCCAGGTATTTTGCCGGAAATTATTACCGGCACCGTTTACGATTCGTTAAACCCTATTCGCCCATTTGTTAGCGCCATCGGAACTAAAGCAATGCCACAAAGTGGCGGCACATTTCGTAGGCCAGTCATTACGGTACGCCCAGTAGTCACACAGCAACCAACCGGCCAACTAAACCAACTTGACCCAAGCACCGTTACCGTTGCCAACAACAACGTCAACAAACTTACGTTCGGCACATTTGTAACGATGAGCGAACAAGACATTGACTGGTCAGACCCAGCCAGTATTAGCATCGTGCTTGAGCAGTTGGCTATCGCTTACGGACAAGCAACAGATAACTACGCGGTAGATACTTGTTTTGCGGCAATTACACAAACCGCTACCGTTACAGATACCACTGACCCAGCCGATTGGATTGCAGCAATTTACGACGCAGCCCGTCAAATTTCTGTAACCTCAAACTATTTACCATCGCATTTGTTTGTGACGCCGGCAGACTGGGCAACACTTGGTTCGTTGGTAGACACCACAGGCCGCCCAGTGTTCCCACAAATTGGGGCAATGAACGCACCAGGCGAATTGTCACCCAACACATGGAATGGCAACCCGCTTAACTTGACACTTGTTGTTGACAAAAACGCTCCTGGTTCATTTGTTGGCCACGCCGCAGGCCCAGCCGCAGGGTTTGAGTTTTACGAACAGCAGAAGGGCGCCATTTCGGTAGAGGTTCCTAGCACGCTGGGCCGAACGATTGCGTACCGTGGTTATGCTGCATCATTTATGGCAGACGCTACTAAGTTCGTCAAATTGGTTTAATAACCGGAAGGTAGGCCAATTATGGCCGCTTACACGGTCACACATAAACAATTAGTAGCCAATTTCGCGGTACTGCAAACACTTACGCCAAACGATTTAGTTATCGGCGGAAGTTTTAC